TTATTATTTTATCAGTAAAGTTGAGTCCGTTTGTGACAAGGGTTAATGTATCAACTAAGTTTGTATCTTTTATATAATCTATTATCTCATTAAGTTGTTTATGCAATGTTGGTTCACCACCAAGTATTTTAAGTTCTGATAATCTTAAATCAAATCTTTGAAGTTTTTTCATCACAACTTTCACATCATCTAACTCATATTTCGTGTTTGTCACGATACCTTCTTGTCGATAATCTAATACCACACAACCTTTACAATGTAAATTACAAGTGTTGATTATATGTAAATCAAAACTACCTGCTAGTAAATGTTTCATAATAATAACCTTTATCGAAATCTTTTCCAATAGATTCTGCAGAATACACACAGATATAAACTGCTCTTGGATTATCAGATTTATTGATACCTGATTTATGATAAGTATTTCCATCCATTAAAAGTATGTCTTTTTCTTTTGGATAGACAGAATCCCATTTATCGGTATCTTTATTTTTTATCTCAAACCCACCATTTTCATCAGAAAAGTCATCAAGTACTAACATACAATTCATTGTCTTTAAATCACTTCGGTTGGGAAAGGGCCCATATTGATTATCTCTATGTGATTCATAATGAAAGGGTTCGTTTGGTA